CTTCTCCTGTGTTTGCATCATACACAAGTTTGTTGCGATAACGCATCATAACATCACGAAGATATTGTTCTGCCTTAATCTTAGGCAGATTGCCGACATCGATATAAAATATTCTACGTTCTGGTGCTCTCGATAACCTATAGATAACAAGAGAGTCCTCAATCATTCTAAGTTGATTGAGTGACTTGATTGCTTTGTGAAGATATGAAAGAACATTTCCTTTATTGCGATCAACTAAACCAGAAGTACAATATGTGATTGCATCTTTTGCAATCCTAGTTCCTTTAGATCCACCACCACCTGTTAGGTTATTTGATGGATATGCAGGCTTTGGTGTGTAAAGAAAATATTCTTCAATCTCTGGTGCAATACCATTTTTTGCTTCATCATGACCAGGAATATTTGGTCCAATGATATTTCTATCATTCTTCTTTTCTTGACGGATAAACCGCATTTTCATTGGATCAATATACCTCAGTTCCTTGATTCCTTCCTGAGGTTTTTTGAGATCGATTACTTTGTGATAATATAAACGACCGTCTACATACCAATTTCTAAAAATTTCGTGTGCTTTCTTGTCGAAATCTAGAAGTTCTTTGATATATTTAAATTCTTCTCTAATTACCTTCTTTAATTTATCAGTGGCATTGAGATTGGAAAGTTCGATCTCAATGGGAGAATCATAAAGGTCACTAACGAGTGCCTCATTGACAACATCTTCGATTGCTCCATCACATTCTGGATGGAGTGACATTTCTCTGTATCTTCTGATTAAATCAAATTCTGTTCTATATTGTCCTTCAATATCTACATACGAACCATAAAATCCACTGCTAATATAGTTATCAACCCCGTCCTCGTTATTTTCGGGGACGGGGGAAACTATAGTCTTGGATTTTTTCTCTGTATCCTCAATAGAAAAACCAAAAAGTTTTGCCATAGTATAAACTGACTAGACTGTTATTTTACTATTTAGCTGATGTCCTCACCACCTGCCTGAGCAGATGTTCCTCTAAATGCTTCCCAATAATGAACCTGAAGTTCTACGGTAAACTCCTGAATAGTATCAGTCGTTTCGTAGCTCAGATCAATAGTAGAAATATTTGTCGGGAAGATATCCCAGAACTTATAAGATCTAAGTACAGAACCATCACGATCCAGTTGCTTAACAATAGCATCCTTTTGATAATCAACAGGATTTGTAAGTCCGGTTGCATCAGTCATTTTGTTGATCGAATTCATCCACTTTTCAAAAGCAGAACGAATAGAGAAATCAACGTCATTGATGACGGTGATTGTCCAAGTTTCGAATGTTCTATCTCCGGCAACTTTCAGAATACGACCTCTGAAAGGGATATCAATATTAGCAATCGTAGAGGCAGGCAATGCTGCTGCCTTTACGAGAAATCTTGCTTTTTGAAGAACATCATTATCAACAGAAACAGCATCAGGGAATGCTAATTCAACTTCAAATAGATTGGGTCTTGCACCACCACCAGATAATCTGCTTTTGAAATCACTGATCGTTCTTACTGGTGAGGTATTACGTTGTTGGCGACTAGGCATTTTTCTTTAAACCTCTAAATTAAACGTTACCGATAACTTCTTCAAATGAAACACCAGTTCTGGTGGCAACAAATGTAAGACCAATGAAGTTGATTGATCTTGCAGGTTTAATGTAGATATCTGCCACAAACTCATTATTATCTATAATTGCGGCAGTGTTATTTGTCTCATCACAAATAACAACATAATCTTGAATACCTCGTTTTGCCTGAACATCACGGAGGAATGGTTCAACAATGTTCACAAAATTAGTTCTTGTGATTTCATCGTTGAACTCAAAGAGTTGGTCTCTTGCTGCAGCAGAGATTGCATCTTCAAGATAGATGAACAAACGACGAACGTTGATTCTATCAAATGCCGATGCCTTAGAAAGTGCAGTCTTATCACCAAAAAGAATGATTCCACCACCAGGAGAAACAATAACTGGATTAACTCTTGCAGAGTACAATCTATCTCTTTGTGTTTGAGAAGGATTATATGCCAGTTTGACTGCATTGAGGATTGCACCTCTTGTAGTTCCGGCAGGTGAGAACCATGGGAAGTTATCAATATCATTGCGAGCACAAAGTCCGGCAATATCCCCATTTAAAGGAACATAACGGAATGTGTTTGCAAATCTGTCAAACATATACTTGTAACCACTATCAAGTACACCATATGAAGATGATGAAACTTTGGAGTAGAACTCCAATACATTGTCGGTGATAGTTTCATCATTATTGACTGTTACGGATCCAGCATCGGTATCACTAAGGAATGCTCCTCTATATGGTGAGACGAATGCAAGTGCATCCTTTCTTACATCAGCAACCGCAATCAGTTTATTTGCAAGTGCTGCTGCCAGATCTGATGAATAATTTGCAGATCCCATAATGAGGAAATCTACAGTATAGTTTTCAGTATTTTCAAATAATGCATAACCGGTTGACAACTTACTGATATCAGAAGCAAGTGCTCCTGTTGTTGTGATGGTTTCTCCACCATCATAGTTCTTACCACGAGTAAGAACTAAGTTAGTATCACCAGCCCCATTAAAGATAACTCCTTCTGCATTCTGATCCCATGCTCCGGCACTTTGAGTTACACGAGTAAATCCTGAAGAATATCCAATTGGAGTTGTTCCTGCAGGTTCATCTCCACCAAAAATGTATGCCGAATTAGTCTTCAGATAAGATCTCCAGTAAGAAGGTGATCCAACAGAGAACTCTGCATCTTTTGCCTTTGAAAGTCCTAAGTGCTTCTCAAGAATTGTTCCTGCGTTTCCGGTGACTTTACCATCACCATCGATAACTACAACGTGAACTTCATCAAATCTTCCACCTCTATCAGTAACATATTGAGAAGTTCCTGGACGATCTGCCAGTGTATTCCAAGGTTGAGTTGTGGTAACGGTTGATCCACCAACTGTTGATGTAGAAATCGCAACGGTTTGCTGCGAGAACCAATCTTGTCTTGCAGTGTAAGTGGTTGAACCATATGATACCGACTGTCCAGCAGTGGTGATAGCAACACTACCTGTGCTGGTAAATGCCCAAGTTCCACTCTCTTGATAATCTTTTACGGTTTCTGTTGCACCATCGACATAAGAAAGAACTTTGACACTGATTTGTCCAACTCCAACTTCAGTAACAATACCCTTCAGGTGTCCGGTCAGTGCTGTAGTTGTTCCTGCACCAACATCAAATCTACCACCCATTGACTGAGTAATACCTGCACCAACTACAAGAGGTGCCGCAGTGAATGTTGTTGTTCCAAAATCGAGAGGAACGGTAACTCCACCTTCAGTGTTTGAAGTTGCACTCGCAAGTTCAATGTTGCCAACATTGATCGCAGTAACTGTAGTTCCTGTTGAAACAAAGTTACCACGAACTTCTTGTCCGAGAGTGATTGAAGCAGTAGAAATACCAATCGTGGTTGCTGCACCAGTGGCAATAGTTGCTGATCTGTTCGTGATTGCAGCAGTAAATGCTGATACTCCAGTGGTAGAAATACCAGTCAGAACTTGGTCTGCCTTTGCATCAATAATACCGATTCTGATTCCATTTGCCCAAGATCCTGGATTCTTGGCAACGATTGTTCTGTCGGCAATTACGTTTTCGTCGTATTGAAGTTGCTCATAGTGCTCAATACTCTTAATCTTGATAGAAGATCCAGAACCGACGTAAGCATTTTTAAGCTGGTCATCATCTTGTCTAACGACTCTCAGTGGAGCACCATATGCCAAATATGATGAAGCAGTGAGCCAGTGCTCATAGTGCTTATCATTTCCGTATGGTTTTCCAAAATTGTCCAATAAGTCTTTTTCCGAACCAACGAGAGTTGGAAGATCAACGGGACCTTGTGCAAAAGGTGCGACAAGACCGCCAATCTTTTCGGATGATGGATCAACTCTTCCTACTGTAAGGTCTACTTCCCTTACCTTGATCCCAGGAGATGCTAAATTTATTGGCATCTTGTTTGTCCTCGCAATCCAAATTTATCTAAAAATATTTAGGAAAAGGGGCATTTTCAGTGGGGAAACGATGCGTGAACAAACTTACCAGTCAGGATATTCCCACCTATCAAATATTGTGGTAGTCATCCTACTGACAACTACCCTTTTTTTAGTACAATCTTTACACTCATATGAGTATGAAGATGCGAGAGTTCTATCTCTTCTGGTTTTGTAAAAATCATTTAACAAGTTCTTTACTTTACCACATACTCTGCACTTTCTTTCGAGAAATAATAAATGTTCTAATTCTATTTCATCATCAAAAGTCATTACTTATAATCCCACATATAAGATATATCTCCGTATTCGTCAGTATACCATCTATCACCAGCACTATCTACAAAAGTTGTTTCGTCATTGAATCCATCAGAAATAAATCCGAATGGTGCCATATCTTGTTCTATCTGGTCTTTTTGTTCTTCATAGATTCTCTTACGAACATCATTTTCAGTCATCTCTTTGAAGTAGTCTTGTGCAACTAACCAAGCAAAAAGAACAAGACACATTGCAAGGTCATCATTACAACCTTCTTCTGCTTCAAAGGAGTTATGCTTCTGAGCAAAAGTAGTCAGTTCTGAAATGATTTCATAATCGAGAGTAAGTAACTTGTATTCTTCAATAAGAGTTTTTAAGTTTGAGCATCCAAGTTTTTTTACGGCAGATGTTGTTCTAACACCGAGTTGTGTTTTGCTACCAGAAAATCCTTGACCAACAACCTGTCCATTTCTTCCTCTCATTGAGGACATAAGAATATTTTCATATTCTAGATCATAATGAAGAATACTTGCTACCTGATCTCCAATATCATTAACTTCTACCAATAACCAGGCATTATTATATCCCTTTGCCACATCCAAAATAATATTTGGAAACAGCATTGGTTTGATTTCGTTATTTCTGTACTTTGCTACGCACTTATATGGAAATTCTGTAATATCGAAAACGATAAATGCAGAGTAATCATTTCCCAATCCACGAGCAACGTCTACAGTAATAAGGTAGTTGTGTCCTTTTTGATTTTCTTCATAGACATCTAAACCTGCGTTTCTTTGTATTGGATTTTCATATATTAAATTTTTGAGAATAGTTGGATTTATGAGTGTATTTACAGAACCTAAAAACTCACACTCAAACTCAACACGAAACTGTTGTTCTGAAGTGTTTGCAATCGTCTGTTCTTTCCATACTTCATCTCTTCCTGGTACTTCAGACCAGTGAACATCAGTTGGTACATATTCATTTTTATTTCTCTCCGCATCGTGCCACATACGGTAGAAATGATTCATACCGTGTGGTGTGGATACGATGATTACTTTGGTGTTTTTACCAGAAGTAATAGTAGGATAAACAGATGCAAAGAACGAGTCAGCAACGTGATTTGGGACGAACGCGAACTCGTCGAGAAAGAGGATGTTGAACGACATACCTCGGACAGCACTTGCAGACGTAGAAGCTGCCAGTATCTTACTGCCATTTTCCAACTCCATTGAACCTTTGTTCCATGACAGAATACCCTGTTGCATCCATTTAGGCAAGTTTTCATATGCAGTCTGTAACCTACTGAGAAGTTCTCTAGCGGTTGCTGCCTTGTTTGCCAGAATACCAATGTTTACGCTATCATTGAATACAGCATAATGCAAAAGATAAGATACGACTGTAGTGGATTTGCCAGTCTGTCGAGGCATCTTACAGATATTGAATCTGTTATTATGAAAGTTATGAATTAGTTTCTCTTGGAAATCATATGGGTGAAACTGTGTCAGACCCTCATCAAGAGAAACGATCTTAATATAGTTATTGGCAAAGTAGACTGGATCTTCTTTACATTTGAGGAACTCAATAATTTGTCCCTCTGTAAATTCAATCGCAGTATTTGCTTTTTTTAGATTGGGATTACCAAGATAAACTTCACTCATAATAAACCTCCAATTAATAATTACCTTTGTTCAATCCAGTTAAGTACTGCAAGTGCTGACTTGTTAGTGTTGGGAGATGCACAGGCAAGAGTATAAGTATCACTGATTGTACCAATACCAGATCTTCCAAGTTGTATTGCTGCTT